ACAGTTAATGTAGGACATAGTCCCTCTTTATAACATTCTACCATAGCTTTTTTTGTTTGGTCGGCACTTGAACCTTGGATTAGTTTATTAAGTGCCTTGTATGTAAAGGCTCTTCTAATTCTACCTTTACTGCCATATTCTTTTTGTGCTTCTGCAAGAGGCATAGCTTTGTTATACCCATAAGAATTAGGTTCCCATAAATCAAATCTGCATTTACGACCCAACCACGTTCTTATAACACCGTGTTCTTTTGCATGGCTAGAAGTTTTATCGGCTATACCTTTTACAAATGGAACTTTTTCATGATATGTGGATAATAGTTTATCAGCCTCTTCTTCATCAACACCCATGACACTAGCAAGTTTTTTTCTACCCATGCCATACATAATTCCAAGATTAACTGTCTTTGCATTCTTACGAGATATACCTGCCATATCGGCTACCATCTGATGAAAGTCAGCATCTCCTTTATTATACATTTCTATCACTTGATCTATCTGAGGATGTTTATTTTGACCTGTCAAGCTACCACAATAATGTGCTAACCATCTTGGTTCTTGTGATGCATAATCAAAGGAACCCCATTTGTGGCCCTCCTCCGGGATAAACAAACCACGAATGAACTTTTTAATCTCAGGATCTCGTGCAGGTATTTGTTGCAAATTGGGGTTACTTGAGCTAAAACGACCTGTAACTGTACCTCCGTCATCGGATCTTAGGGGATTAAAATCACAATGAATTCTACCTTCATGAGAATGTTCAAGAATACTTTTAATAAAAGTAGTATTAGCTTTGTTAAGTTCTCTAATTTTAAGAATCTTATTTGCAATTGGATGGGTGTGACTAGAGAGAAACTGTTTTGTAAACATGGGCGACCCAGACTTTTCTGTGCGAAAATAGTGGATCCCAAGGCTGTCAAACACTTTTGCTATAGATGTAGCGACCCAAGGTTCAATACTGTGACCTGTTTCCGTGGCTACCTCTTGAAGTAATTCTTTTTCTCTTTTAGCTAAAACTTTTTTTATTTTTTCTGCCTTATCTATGTCAACACGAACACCTTTAGTTTTCATGTCTAATAGAACAGGTAAAAGAGAAGACTCTAAATTAAATATTGAGTTGCATTCTTCTTTATCTAATAAAGGTCTAAAATGATCCCAAAGCTTTAATGTAACTCTAGCATCTTGTTCTGCATATGCCCCAACAAAACGACTTGGTAACTGCCACATACCAGACTTTGGATCCACTCCAAAATATTCTGCAGCCTTGTTCATCATCTTTTCGTTTTTCCACTCTCCAAGATATTCTCCTGCAAGTGAATTTAAATTATAATATCTTCTATTCTCATTTAACAAAGGTGCTGCAATCATAGTATCTATGATCTTGCCTTGAACCTCTATGCCCTCGGATCTTAACCAACCCAAATCGTACATAGAGTTATGAAATACTTTTTCTATGTGAGGTGTTTCCATTTGTTTTTTTAACCAGGAGAAAACTTTTTTAGGCTGTATGTTACCACCACCCTCATGTCTTATCGGATAATATCCTATGAAATCTCCTGCAGCCACAGCCACACCAATGATGTATCCATCTTTTCTACACCACCCAGGTCCAAGTTTTGTTAGATTAGGATCTCTTGTTTCTAAATCAACTGCTATCCTATCGTGCTTAGTTAAGTCAGGAAAAGATGATGGTGGCGACCAATCACTTTCTAAACCAACTGCTACGGCTTCTTTTATTTCTTCACTTGTCAAATCTGGCATGTCGTCTGGTCCTTTCGCTTTAAACCAATCTCCTCCAATATTTGCTAAGTTATACTGATGTTTCTTTTTCATTTATAATTTCTCCGCCAAGTGCTGCGTATCCAATGATATCAATCCAAGAATCATCATGTCCTATACTCTCTGCTAATCTAGCTAGTTTAACACCAATCATACAAGCAACCACTTCTTCGGGTGTTACCTCTCTAGCTAAAATAACAGACCAAATCTTTGCTATGCGTTCATGATTGAATTTTGCTGGCCCATATTCCTTGGCTCTTGGACCATTAATTAATTTTTCTGCCTCATCTAAAAAATGTTTTCTATCTTTTTTCATATTCTAAATCCATTATCTTTATTTGTTTCAACAATATGTAATTGTTTCTTTGCTCTTGTTGCTCCAACGTAAAAAGTTCTGACCTCAGAATCTTGATCAATACTATCTAAACATGCTCTTGATGATTCTAAGAGAAGTAAGACGTTGTCTGCTTCTCCTCCTTTTGCCTTATGGATCGTTGATATTTTTATTCTTGGATTCTTCTGTGAGAGGATCTTCTCCCCACTCCTCCTCACTGATCTTATGTATGTTAATTCCTTCGATGATACCTTTATTACTTGATCCCAGTGTGTTTCGGCAGATACGTTTAAATAACACTTTTCTATCATATCGTCTAGTGAGTACAATAATTCTGGGTTTAATGTATTCATTATCTTTCTTGCTTTTTTGTGAAATACATCGGGTTGAGTCGTCTTCAAAAAATTCTTCCATTCGTCTAGTGGTAGTTTTTGATTTTTGCATAGTTTTAGCCACACCTCTATTCCGTTAAGTACATTTGGGGAAATAGACCAACCAGAACCTTCTCGCCAATATAGGTATCCACTATCTTTAATTTTATTAGCAACTTTATTGGCAATGTAATTAGTTCTCGCAAGGATTAACCACTCTCCAGTTCTTAGGTCTACATCCATGATATCATAATGCCAAAACACTGCACCTTTGTTTGTTGTGGGTTGCCAATTTTTAATTTGTCTGGTAGAGATCCTTTTTACCATGTCCTCTGCTATCTCATGAACCGACAATGGTATTCTATAAGATTTATCTAAAACTATTTTATTAGTACTAGAATTTAAGAAATCTTTTACATCTACTCCCATCCAAGAATAAATACATTGATCATCATCCCCTGCATAAAAAACTTTTTTAGATTTTGGAACTAAAACTTTCTTTACCATCTCCCACTGCATAGGGACTAAATCTTGTGCTTCATCAACTATAAGTAAATCTAAACTCGGACCCTCGCCCTGATCTATGAAATCTTGAATCATATCAACAAAATCTTTTTTTCTCATTGATCGTTTGTAATCTATTAATGCCTGTTGAACTGTTAGTGCTTGTTGAAAGTTCATCCTACGGTCATTGGTATCACTAAACTGTTTCTCTAGACTAACACCACGAACACGAGCCATATTAATTAGACCAAGATAAGCATCTCCATCTTTTCCTGCCGTGAATA